TGTCGAGGATGAACTTCTTCGTGGACTTCAGGCTCGACGAGGAGTTCAACGAGACGATCAGGAGCCGCCACCGTGACGAGTTCACCTACGCATCGTTCAGCGAAGGCGAGAAGAAGAAGATCGACCTAGCCATGCTATTCGCATGGCGGAAGATCGCCTCCATGAAGAACTCCATCACTACGAACCTGCTTATCCTCGACGAGATACTCGACGGAAGCCTTGACGATCAGGCGACCGACTCCTTCCTCGACATCGTCAACTCCCTCGAAGCGAGGACGAACACCTTCATCATCAGCCATAAGCCGAAGGAAGTTCTTCAGGACAAGTTCGACAGGACGCTTCAGTTCGTGAAGCGTGGGAACTTCAGCCGCATGATGCCGTGATTACTCCGAGATGAGTCGGAGGTTCTTTGACACGGGGGGACTCGGTATGACGATTCCCGAAACAGCACTCATGTAGTTCTCGGTCAGGCTCTTCTTCGGAACCGCCATGAACAGTACCGACGAGATCGGGATCGCCACGGTCGAGTTCTCGCAGTAGGGAAGCCACGGCGCAAGTGCGATTTCGCCCTTACTCATCGGGATAAGGATGATCGGGTTCTTGATGTCGTAGCATCGGGAGCCGTGTTCGTCCTGCGAACACTTCGACAGTTGGCATTCGGCAAGGATTTCTTCGCCTGACATCAGGCGGAATAGATGGATGTTGCTCATGGTGTGGATACCTCACCTTTATTTAGGTGATTCCACCTTGGCTCCAGTATGGAGTCCGCTCCCTTTCCTTCGCAATTTTCTTGCGGGAGGGGGAGAGGTTGCGGTCATCCTTCCAAGAGGGCTTGCTAGCCAACTCGGGCTTCCCCGTTCGGAGGTCTAGCGTGTTCGTGACATGACCCCCGCCCCCACGGGCGACAGCCGTTGTCCACTCCACGAAGGACTTCACCATGCCCCTATTTAGAGGATCCCTTATCGGAGAACTTCAGCCCTTGGTACTCAGGGTACGCCTGACCGATGACCACGGATGCCCGTGACATGAGGACATCCACGCAGTCGGGGCATTGCAGCGTGTATTGCGGGATGGGGTCGGCGAGGGTGACATTCACCGTACCGTCCACATGGTTGATGTACGCCTTCATCAATGCGCCGTAGTCGCTGCTCTTGCCCGACTTCGGATCCGATATGCTTGCCGAAATGCGAGTCTCGAACACCTCGAAGTCGGGTCGCCGCTTGCAGCCCTGCGTTGCCACCGCCATCACGAGGGCGGTCGCCATGTAGAGAAGGACACGAGGTAGACGCATACTCTTATGACGGGTAAACTTCGGATGATTCATAGGGACAGTCTACCTTCAGAAGTCATCCTTGCATCGACTCGGTGTAGATTTCCCGCATTAAGGTCTTGAGCCTGACGGAATCGACGACACCATCCATACAGTCGATATCGTCGCAGATGAGGGTGAGGGTGTCCTTGGAGATGTCAGCCGCCGCCGTGATCCCTGCCGTGGCGTTCAGGTTATCGGATTCATCGACTATCGTCACCCCATGGACAGGGGCTTCGTTGAGCCTGTCGAGAAGGTTGTCGAACATGATCGGTCGAGTCTTCCCCTTGACCTGCATTCGCACGAAGGTGTTGGCGTAAGGCTTGCAGTTGTGGATGCCGTAGTCATGCTCCCTGTCTTCGTACACGATCTCGTGGAACATGGAACGGGGATTCTCCACGAAGTCCATGTCTCCCGTGTCAGGATCGAAGACATGGAATCCCTTGCGCTCCCCAAGATCCGTGAAGGTCATCTGATACTGTGTGCCGAGGTAGTGGATGTTGCCCTTGCTGTGGCGGCAATGGAAGTGTCCGCTGTAGACCGCCTTGAACCGTGAGAGGACATGGGCATCCATTCCCTCGTGATACTCCACCCCCCGAAGCACCTCGTAGCCGTTGATCTCGAAGTGTCCCATGAGGATCTCGACGGGGGCTGTCTGTATGAACTTGAGACACTCCTCGGCGTTGTCCTTCGTGATCCACGGGACTAATCCCACGGGTCGGTCGTCGAGGATGAAGACGGTCGGAGCCTCGTGTACGACGATGTTAGGGTACAGGCTGAACAGTTCCACGACCGAGTTGAGTCGGTTGGTGTTCTTGAAGAACACATCATGGTTCCCGAGGGTGATGTCCATGCGGACTCCCATCTCCCGCAGTGGGTCGAGGAACCTCGTCCTGACCTGATTGAGGGTGTGGAAGTTGATGAACTTGCGCCTGTCGAGGAAATCCCCGAGATGGACGATGCGGTTGATCCCGTGCCGCTTGATGTACGGGAAAAAGGTGTCCCCGAAGAACTCCATTGAGTGGTCGAGGAAGATCGGGCTGTCGTTCCGTACCCCGAAGTGGGTGTCGTTGATGACGGCAATCATGCGTCCTCCATCGAATCCTCTAGTGTGGAGGATTCCTTGACGGTCTTCTTCTTGACCATCTTCTTCTTGACCATCTTCTTCTTCTTCGATTGCTGGCTTTCGGACGGAGGATCGGATATGATGAAGTCGCCGAAGGGGCTTCGCTCGGCTTCCCCGTACTTCTGATGCTGGGACTCCATCCAGTTGCGGAACCGCCCAGTGGGATCGTTCTGCTCGAAGCACCTCATCTTCACATACAACTGCTTCTTCTCACGCTGTATGCGCCTGATGAATGCGTAGTAGATGATTTGCGTGAAGAAGGCGAAGGGGTTCCTCGACTTCTTGGGATCAAAGTTGGTCGCATACATCACGCAGTTCTCCACCGAATCGCCGATCATCTCGTCCCGATAGGTGTAGTTTGCGAAGTTTGGTTTCTTCGCCAAGTTGTTGGCGATGTCCAAGAAGCACTTGCCGATGTAGTCATTGACCCCAGGTGGCTTGCGTTCAGCCTTCTTCGCCTTGGCGACAGCATTCCTGTGAGAAACAAGTTCCTTGAGGAACTGTTCGTTGTCGATGTAGTGGTTTCCCTGTTGCTTCGGTGCCATCTTTTCCTTGTTCTCCTCCTTGTTATCGGCACAAAATGAACTATTTTTGAAAAAGTGACAACTTTACCCGAAAGTTGCCTTTTTTCCCACCTATAAATACTTATAGGAACCAGGTTACTGATACTCTTGTGAAGAATGATATCTAGTAACTTCTTGAGTAAGGTTCTAGATACTCTTCTAGAAGATATCCTAGATGGTAAAGTAGGATTCTTCTAGTAATGATACCAGGTATTATTGGTACCAATGTACCTAGTAAAACTTAGTACCCCAAACGGGGGTTTCCACCCCACCCAGGAAACTCATCGTTCTCTTCCTTCTCGGGATCCCGTTCGTCCATCATCCCACCATCCAAAGAGTTCTTTCTCTCACCGAACTCTGACTCGACGGTCGGGGGACTCCTTCGCTCAACCATGTCCTGCATGATGTCGGCGTTCATCTTCGCTTGCATGTAGTCCGAGACGATTGCCGCCACAGGCTTCACGATGCACACGACCAATTCCTTCCTTATGGGGATGTAGTCGTCCGCACAGAAGTCGATCCAGTCCTTCATTCCCACCGACACCTCCTGCGGCATCGAATCCTCTTCCTGATCGACTACGATCACGGTGAGGAGCATGGGTCTTTCCAAGATATAGGTGTTCTTGCCGTGGTCGCCGATGCCCGACACGATGGTCTCTCCCGTCAGCAGCCGAAGCATTTTGATCGGATAGAACTGTGTCATGGGTTTCCCTTCGGTCGTTCGATCCTCATGTCCAAAGGCATCTTGACCAACTTGTAACTGAACTCCTCCGCTTCGTAGATCCTCACACGCTTGAGGAAGTGCTGAAGGGTGTAGTTCAGGTTCTCCCCGTCATGGAGGTCATCGGCGATGTCGTACAGTTTGGCGACATGCTTGCCCTCGAACTTGCGCAACTGCCGTCCGATGGACTGAAGCACCCTGATCCTCGACTTGCTTGGTGAGGCGAAGATGACATTCCGCAGCGACTTGATGTTGATGCCCGTCGAGAATGTCCCGTAACTCGCCACGATGATGGCGTTCTGCTCCTTCTCGACGATTCCACGGATCTTCTCACGCTCGGTGAGTTCCGTCTCGCCCGCCACGAAGTAAACGCTGCGTCCTTCGATTACATTAGAGGCGCAACGCTTGATGTGCTCGTAGAGGGGTTTGCCATGCTTCTCGACATAGTTGAACAGGACGAGGGTGTTGCCTCGGGTGGCTGCGGTGAGGTGGGCGATGAAGTCGTTCCGCTTCTCGCAACCCACGAGCCATTCGATCTCGTTCTGATAGTCCAACCCGCACACGCTCTTGCGAACCTCGGGTGGATATCGGAGCATGATGCATTCGATCCGCAGCGAGGTCAGGAGGTTCCTGTCCATCAACTCCTTGGTGGTCACCACCTTGTGTACGGGACCGAACAGACCTTCGATTGCGAGTTTGTGGATCTTCGATCCGTCGAGGGTTCCCGTCAGGGCGATCCTGTAGGGACACTCAGTGAGTTTGTTCATAATCCCACCAAGGCTTTGTGCCTTGAACTGATGGGCTTCGTCTCCGAACACGACCTCGAAGTTATCGAACCATGCCCTAGGCAACTTGTAGATCGACTGCCAAGTGGATATCACCACCTGCTTGTCGGTCAGTTTGGTCTCGCCGCCGACGATCCTGTGGCAGTTCTCCTCGGCTACCCAATCCGTATCGGATGAGTAGTCCTTGAAGTCCGAGAACATCTGCGCCACGAGGGATATCGTCGGAACGACTATGAGGATCTTGCGGGATGAGGGAATAACCCGTTGGTAGTGGCGGCAAAGGCTGTAGATGATGAGGCTCTTCCCCGATGCGGTCGGGGAGAGGAGTACGCATCTTGAGTGGTTGAGGGAATGGCAGATGGCATCGACCTGATGGTCGTGCGGCGAGAGTGCCTTGCCTCCTGACTTCGGGTTCAGGGACTCGACCATCCCCCGCACCTTCTCACAGTCGTACCGCATCTCGGGCTGCGCCACTCCCGAGTCCACTTTCACCTCGTACCCACGGTCACGGGCGAAGGTGGCGAGATAGTCCATCAACCCTGCGGGAAGCAGACCCGAATGGTGGTTGTAGAGCCGAACCTTCCCGTCCCATACCTTCCTACGGTATGCGGGAGTGAACTTGGCACCTGGCACATCAAAGGTGAAGTAGTCCTGCAACTCGTATGAGACGGAGTTCTCCGTGAGGACACGGAGGTGCGCCGAGTTCATGCTGCGGACTTCAATGGAGGGCATCGAGCGTACCGTATTTAGGACACCCCGCTCATAAACTTCCGCCACTCAATTGCGTTGCGGATCACCCAGTTTCGGTTGTTGATCCCTTTCAGGATGGAGTCGAGGTAGTCCACCTTGCCCCTCTGTAGTTCGATCTTCGAGCGGATGCGGAGCATGTCGGGATCGGCATCCATGTAGATGTCCATGTCCTGTCGGAGTACTCGGGTCGAGAAAGGCTCCCATCCGAGTTCCTTCAGTTCATCCTGTGACAACTTCCCGTTGTACCACTCCCACTTCCGCTTACGCAGGGTCACGAGATCGACCTCTAGTTTCTGTTGGACAAGCCTTTCGTCGTGGAAGAAGTTGAGCCACTTGCCGTGGAGTACGGGAATCCTGATCGACTCGTCGCCGAGTTCGGTGCCGTCGATCTTGAGATCATTATTGGCGATCTCCTTGTAATTGTCTATGTTCATAGTTGTAT